GCGGCGGGGGTGGGAGTTCCTGCTCCACATCCAGAATCGGCGGGGGTTGTCGAGACCGCCGAGAAGACGGACATGTTCGACGGGCAACCGGCCCCATGGAAGGAGAACTGATGCAAGCTATTTGCCGGGGATGCCAAAAGGTTATAGACGTTCCCGATTTGCCTGAGCCGCAGATTGTCAACCTTCCCAACATGAGCATGGTGATTGTGGAGCATACGCGCCGGGGTGTCTGCCCGCATTGCGCGTTGCAGGTCTCGGCCGGGATTTGCGGTGTGGCGAAGCTGGCGGTGATGGCGATTCCCATGCAGGAAGAGCCGGACAAGAAGGTGATCGTTCCGGTCATGCAGATGCCGAAAAGTTTGAGGACACACTGATGCCCACTCGCGATATTGGAAACAACTCGGTAGCCAGCCGCGAAAACCGGATCATGGAACTTGCCGTGTGGGACTGGCGGCGCAAGCCGGTGAACTGGATTCGCAGGGAACTGGGAGACGTTCACTACCAGACAATCTGCGATTACCGGGCATCTGACTTGTACAAGTCCACGCTGGCCGAGTTAAAGGAAGCATGGAAGGAATCGTTTCTTCGCCTTCCCGAAACGCGGGAATTGAAGGGCAAGGTCAGTCAGGGCATGACGTTGGGCTTGGATCGCCTGATTGACATTCTGGCCGATGAGAAGTCGAGTCCCAAGGATGTGATTGCCGCCGCGCGATTGATGGCGCAGATGGATGGACGGTTCTTGAGGGCCGGCGACGACCCGGAGAACCCAGGCAAGGACATCGATTCGGTTGCGCACGAACTTGTGACGGCGATTGAGCGGCACAAAGGACTGGTGAATTGATTACTCCAGAGATCGAGCGCATTGCCGAGATTCTTGCCCCGCAAGCGCCGGTTCGCTGGAAAATCCTTCCTGTCTCCGATGACATGTCTCCGCGCATCAAGAGGACGATTGTCCGGCTGAACGGTTTTGGTAGCCTGTTCTACTTCAACAAAGTCATTCTCAATCACTCCCGCCTTAGCCCCAATCTCCATGGTCTGATCTGCCGCCAGCTTGAGCAGGAATCTCTCAGGCTGGCGCTCGAAGTTCCGCGCGACATGTTCAAAACCACGGTTGCCAGTGTGAGCGCCCCGATGTGGTGGGCGCTCCCATTTAACGACGGCGATGAGGAACTGATGCGGAAGTTGGGGTACGGCGATGCGTGGATTCGCTGGATGTACCGGGCGCATTACAGTTCTACGAGGACGCTGATTGCTTCGGAAATCATCGACAATGCCATCAAGATAGGAACCCGCATCTCCGGGCACTACCAACATAATGCCGAATTCAGGTTCTACTACCCGGAAATCATCCCCAAGACCACTGAGCAGTTGAGCGGGACGGGCAAGAAAAAGGATAAGTGGAATGCCAAGTCCATGACCCATAACCGGGTTGATTCGGTCTATGTGGGCGAAGGGACGTACAACTTCATCGGAGCAAAGGGAGCCCTGCAATCGCAGCACTTCGAGCGTCAGGTGATTGACGATCCGGTGGGTGAAAAGGCAATCAAGTCCGACATCGTGATGAACGACACTTGTGAGTGGATCAGGAAACTCCCCGGCGCATTCGACTCAGACCCTGACAATCCCGGCAGGCTGGCCGACCAGCTTTTCATCGGCAATCGATGGAGCGAGCGCGATGTGGGAGCCTTTCTGCGCAGGGAGTACGGCGGATTGATGAAGTTCGAGACGCACTCTGCCGAGGGCGGTTGCTGCTCTTTGCATCCGGGAGGAGAGAGCATCTTCCCTGAAGAATTCCCCATGGAAAAGCTCGCCGAACTGCGAAAAATCTGGGGAGCCTACCACTACAGCGCCCAATATCTGAATAACCCGATTGCGGCCGATGCCGTGCGGTTCAAGTCTCATTGGCTCAGGTGGTTCACTCAGGTTCCTTGGATTGAACAGCAGCGCGTGAGTGTGGCCAATGCGCAACAGTTGGGAGTCCAGCCAAGCGTTACCGATGTGATGCTCCAGTTGGAGCAGGACCGGGCGGAAGCATCTGGAGCGGTTCCGCAACGGCTCAGGATGGCCTTGCAGCACGAGGCTACTCAGGGGGAGGTTCTTGAGGATATTCGGGCAGGTGAGCTTGAGCGCGTGGCAATTCTCGATCCTTCCCACTCGGAGACTCCGGGTGGCCGGTCACGTCACGCAATCATGGTCGTCGGCATCTACAACAAGCCGAACAAGCCGAAACGTGTGTACCTGCTTGAGTGCTGGGCCGGGCAAACCAGTTTCGAGGTCATGATCGACAAGGCGATTGGAACCAGACCAGGCAACCGCGGATTGGCGGTAAAGTGGCGGGTTGGGGCATTCTACCTTGAATCGAAGATTGCCGGGCAGCAGGGCTGGTACTACGTGTTCCGCGACCGCTGCCGGGCGATGGGAGCCGAGGCCAGCTATGCGGTAAGGGAGTTGAAGACTGACCGCGCTGCGGACGCGAAGAATACCAGAATCATAGGGATGGAGCCAGTTTACGAGAATGGCTTTTTCTATGTGAACCGGGCAGGGTGCCAGCAGTTCATCGAGGAATACGAGGTCTATCCAAATGGCAGGTTCATCGATTTGCTGGACGTGGCCGGGTACATTCCTCAGACTTTCAGCCCTGGAGGCCGTTCCTCGTCTCAGGATATTGTGCGCGAGGATTTGATGAGAAGGCGGCGTATGATGCAAAGTGTAGGAAATGCGGGGTATTGAATATGCCACTTCCCGTCGAAATGCCGCTATCGAAACACTTTGGTCCTGACCGGCTCATGGAAATCGAGAAATACGTCGATGAGCGCCTTCAGGCTCTTGTCATGTCTCTGTCCGACCTGCGTGAGCGAAAGATTACGCAGTGGAGGCGAATCTATCAGGGAATGCCTCTTGAAAAAACCAAGTCGTTTCCGTGGCAGAACGCCAGCAATGTCGTGATTCAGCTTGTGGGTTCATTCTCCGATCAGATGTTGGCCAAGTGGCTGATGAGCATCTTCGGAATCGATCCTCTCTGGCAGGTGAACATCAATGGAATCTGGGAGCGGGAAGAGCGGGCCGAGGAGAAGAGGGCCGCGATTCAGGACTGGCTCATTTTCAGCGGCATGGAGCCGGGATACCTAAATCTCCTTCCCAAGTACCAGGCATGGGGTTCAACGGTCATTCGGTACGGCCTGGGCGCAATGAAGATCATGCCGGAGCGCGTGGTCGAGAAGGTTGCCGCGTACTCGGATTCAAATGGACGGGTCATGTTCTCGGACTTTGTGAAGCACGACGGACCCGTTGCAATGCCACTGCTGTTCGAGGACTTTCTGATTCCGTTGACCGTGGCAGAGATTGAGCGCAGCCCATTTACCGCACAGCGCGTCAGAATGTCCAAGTTCGAGCTTGAGGCCCTGCGCTACGATCCAACCTACGACAAGGAAGCAATCGAGACGGTGTTGAAGACTCCCGACCGGGAAGGACCGGAGCGCACCGAGCAAGACCAGATCATGGACCAGGGCGTTCAAGGTGGAGATACCGGAGGACCGGCGGCGAAGGTGTGGGACATCTATGAGTGCTGGTTCCCGTATATCGTGGCAGGACGCCGCTTCTCTATCATCTACACCTACCACCTTGGCACCAAGAAGACCATCAAGCGCGTCTTCAACTGGCTTCCTGAGAACAGTTTGCCATTCGTCAAGAGCGTTCTTGGGTATGACGGGGAGCGCAGCCATGGGTTTGGTTTCTGCGAGATGCTCAAGGACTACCAGGAGGAAGTATCGGCCATCCACAACCGACGCGGCGATGCTTCGACCCTCTCGAACACCAACATCATGCGTGTGGGCGGGGGTACGCAACTTGGGGAGCAATTCTCGATTTACCCCAACGCCATCTTCCCCGGCGAGACGGGTTCAATCGAGATTATTCCTCTGGGCAGGACGGCAAACGAAACAATCAAGGACGAGCAGATGACCCTGAACCTGGCAACCGACCGGGCTGGCATCGGGCCATCTTCTTCGGGGGCAGGTGCCGGAACAGTAAACAAGAAGAACGCCTACTCTGCGATGGGAACCTACGCGGTGATGCAGGAGGGCGACACGCGGGCCAACCTGTCGAAGACCGGATTCAAGCACGCGCACTATACCCTGGGCCGATTGAAAATCCTTTTCGACGCAAACTTCGGCATCCCGGAGCGCGACATTGCCGCATTCGGCAAGCAGGGAAAGAGCCTGAAACTGGCGCTTGAGAACATCCGCAAAAAGCGTCTGGTACTGCCCATTCGTGCGGCGACCGGGTCGATCAACAAGGAAGTCGAGAAGCAGAACGAGATGCTGCTGCTCAACAACCACCGCGCCCACTGGCAGATGCAGGCGCAACTGTTGCAGGCGATTCAAAGCCCGATGATGAGTCCGATGCAGAAAGACTACATCTGGCAGACATTCCAGGCTGCGAACATGCTCATGACCAAGATCGACAAGGACTTTGGTTTTGAAGACCCGACTTCGCTTCTTCCTGCTCCGGGCGGTGCCGAGGAACAGGCCCAGATGGCTCACAAGGCCGCGCAGATGGAAACCGTGCAAATGGTAGTGCAACAGATGATGCAGCAGCCGGGCGGGTTGAAGGCTTTGCCGGGGATGCCGCAGGAACAGCAACCGGGCGGTGAGCCGCCGCAACAGGGGCAACAGCAGCCGCCTGAACAGCCCCCACAAGGACAAGTGCAATGAAAGTGATGGGTTGCAACTCGTGGGCGCACATCATTGAGTGCATTGAGGAGGAACTAGGTGTCTCGAACTTCTACAGTTAGTAATGAATTGGATCTGTCGGAAGTGCTGGCCAAGACGCTTACCGATGAGTGGCAGAAATGCATCTCCGGGCGTCTGGAGGTCATGCGCGGGTACCTTGCTCAGGAGGCGTGGCAAAAGGGAATTTCACCGTACCTCTCGGCCAGCATGGGCGCGTGCCTGCGCCAGTTCATGCGCAACGGCGGCAAACCAGAGTACCGCATGAGTGGCGGCGCTGACTACATGCGCGGGTTCATTGCGGCCATCGAAATCCTTCTCTCGCTTCCGGCAAGTGTTGAAGCGCAGATTGCGCAGGAAGAGAAGAAA